AGCTGAGCTAAACACGGCGATTGGTTCATCGGATAGATCGCAGCATGTCACCGGACAAGCGGTGGACTTTGAGATCCCTGGCATTAGCAATAAAGAGGTCGCACTCTGGGTTAAAGACAATCTTGTGTTCGACCAGTTGATTTTGGAGTTTTACAAGGAAGGCCAGCCTGCGTCTGGCTGGGTTCATTGCAGTTACAAGGCTGTAGATGAGGACGGAACGGACACAAATCGTGGCTCCGCACGGGTATTTTCAGGTTCAGATTGGACAGATTTGTAATGGCCTCGACCAAAGGAGAACTCCCCGGCTTTGCCCAGGACATCGTCAACAGACCTCCTCTCGTGCTGGAGAATGCCCCAATAAATCTCCCACCTCTCGTGCTGGAGAATGCCCCAATAAATCTCCCCCCTAGGTCTCGCCCTAACCCGCTAGCCACGATGACCCCTAAAACATTTTACCCAGGGCAACGCGGGATAGGACAATTCTTCGACGCAGGACTTGGCGCGTCCCCTCAAGGGGACCCCCAGGCACAGCTCACGGGAAATGTCCCATTACCAGGCGGGGGCATTAATTTTGCGGGGGGCCTTGGCGCGGATGATTACACAGCAAGCCTCAATGCTCAAATGGGAAATGAAAATTTGATGGCACAAATCAGAGCGGCTATGAATAAAGATGATTTTGGTGCTTCCACGAACGTGTCAGGCGGTTTAAACGCCCCCTTTAGGGACTCTTCTGCCGGGATAGGGGCTTTCTATACGAAGTTTGATAGCGCCTCCAACATTCCTAATAGAGAAGATTTTGGCGCGGGAGTGACTGCATCGACGCCTTTCCTAGGAGGAACGCTAAGTGGTGACGCTGGCTGGGGTAGCCAAACAGGCGCAAAGGCGAATGTCGGATGGACCAGACGTTTTTAAAAGTATTTACGTTTAGCCCTGTATTGCCCCCCCACAGCATCGGGGCTAGGGAACCCCCTCTAGTTTCTTCATCGGCCCTAGAGGGGTAATTCCTTTATTTCGCAGATCCCCAATTTTCTCCTAGGCCAACCTCAATCTTAGACGGGATCTTCATGCCGGGAGAACAATTCTCCATCAGGCTCTTTATCTCTTTCGCTTGCTCACCACCCTCTATCGAGAAACAAAGCTCGTCATGAACCGTGAGCAGGGGCCAATGACCATGGTCCATGCAGTCCTTCATGGCCTGTTTGGTCTGATCTGCCGCCGAGGCCTGGATCAGCCTGTTTAACGCCTTATAGACAAAGGCCACCTGATATCTCTCAGGATTCATACTCGCCCAATTCTTGTCACGAAGCTCATCCGGCGTGTTTAAAACGTCCCGCCATCGCTCTTCCAGTTTATCTACGTGGATGGGACGCTTTCTTTCCTTTGAGTACCCCTTCAGCTCGCGCATAGGAAAGCGGCACTTCCTCCCAAACATCGTTCTTATCTCAGAACGGCGGGACGCTGCATCCATGACCGAAGACGCCAGCGAACGAATGAACGGGACTTTTTCATCATACTCGTCCCGTATCGTCCGGGCCTCTTCAAAGGGGATGTCCCCAAGGGTCTGGGCCAACTTACCAAGGCCCATTCCGTACATAATACCTAAATTTATCGTCTTAGCGTGGGACCGATTGACCCCCGCAATGTCCGCCACTAATTGGTGGAAATCGAGATCGTCCTTCTGGTACAGCTCCACGATCTGCTGGACTTTGTCGTTTTCCTTGGTAGCGGGCGTCAAAGATGCATAGTGCATCATCCACCTAGGCTCTTGGGCGCTGTAATCAAAGCTCCCCCACTGGCACCTTTCTTCCGGCATAAACAACCCACGAATAAGGGCCTTTATCTCTGGATGTCTGGAAGGAACTTGCTGCAAATTTGGATTGCTCGACGAGAACCTACCCGACACCGTCCCCCCCTCATCTGACCGTAACTGGTTAAACTGGCAGTGGATGCGCCCGTCATATTGATGATTCAGGATCGTATCGACAAAGGTGGTGTTCGCTTTGTTGTACTCTCTGACCTCCAATATCTTACGCGCTATGGGGTGGGCATGAGATTTCAAGAAATGCTTGGTGAAGCTTGGGGCGTCTGATTTTTCTGTCCGCTGGTATTTAAGCCCTAGATTGTCGAATACTTTTGCTAGGCTCTGAGCGTTCCAAGGCTCTACTCGGACGTTCGTCTCGTCCAATATCTCTTTGAGAAGCCTGTCCTCTTTCCCCTGCAAAAGCTCTTTTGTCTTCTCGGCCTTGTCTACATCAACGCGGACGCCACGGCGCTTCATCTCAAATATCATGGGCAAAAGAGATATTTCCAAGTCTAGTATCTTCTCGCAATCCTCCTCGACCAGCTTCCTATGCAATACCTTCCATAACCGGAGCGTCAAAGTTGCGTCCATCTCGGCATAAGCGGCCACTCTCTCCGCAGGCAGCTTCCACATCTCCGCTTTGGCATCGACGCCATGCTGCCCCGCTGCCCTCCGCAGATCTTCTTCCGCTTTCCGCTGACCAAGGTACGTGGACCCCAGAGAATTAAGCGAATAGCTGAACCTATTCTCGTCGAGCAAAGGTGCAGCGATCATAGTGTCGAGAATCTTGCCGCTGACGGTCACATCCTCACTCAAGAGCCAGCCCAGATCGTACTGCGCGTTGTGGAAGACCACATCCATCCCGTGATCCAATTGGTCCTGTAACCAGCCTAAGACCAAATTCTTCGCCATATTCCCGCCGCCCTCATGGGCAATGGGAAGATATGCGCTCCACTCCGACGCGGCGACGGATACCCCGATGAGATTCCCGTCTTTCCTGGCCCATCCGGGGCCGAGGTCCCGCAACCTAGGGTCTCTCGTCTCTACATCGACAGCTATTATCTTCTCGCCGGAAAGATCCGGGAGATAATCTGGCGGCGACCATACGGCCTCGTTAAAGAGGTCCTCACGCATTTTTTTGTTCCAGGATAGCCGCCCAGATAGCAGTGTACGCCGTGGCATCGACGCCATCGTCAGGGTTCTTTGCCCCAAACTCACTACGAGCGATCTTCAGCAGCGTCATGCAGAAAACAACCTGATCGGCTGAAACCTCCGTCTTTAGATACGTTGACCACAACTCTGCCACACGCTCGTGAAGAAGCGTGTAATCCCCGTTCTGCTTTGCGCGATCCCCCCCGACAAGGTCCGACGCACTCTTGAGAATCTCTATAGCTTTCATATCGGATAGCTCCGGCTTGTCTGTGGCAACATTATGTGTAGAGAATCCTTGGTCCGCGTCACCGCAACATAATACGCTCGATGCTCTGTTGCTGGATTGGTAAGATATTCCCGGTGTGCAGCAAAGGATAAGTCAGGAACTACCAGTATATTATCCTCTTCGCCGCCCTTCATGGAATGAATTGTACTGACCTTGATGCGGGGGTTCTTAACATTGTCTTTACGGCTTAACGCATTAAGGACGTAATTCCTTGTCTCCATGTCAATTTTACCGAGTGCGCGGTGCCATCTTACCGTGTTGTCAATAAGAAGACCAAATTTCTCAGTGGCATCCGCCATGAAGATCAGTTCTCCTGGGTCGACCCCCATCATGCCCTTGGACCGCGGCCCAAAGCCCCTGACATAACCCTCGCCGACATTCATAAAAGTGTACACGTTTCTCATTTTCGTCGGCGTAAGCGGCTCCCCCTTGCACCATTCCTCCCAATCATGCAGCGCTTCGTATGTTTTGATGGGTATACTGGGGTGACCGTTTCGGCTGTAAACCCACCCGTCTTCCCGTAAAATCTTGGCGTATTGCGAAGCAATGCGGTTGGTCCTCGCCATGAGGCACCACTTTCCTTCGTGCAATGGCACATCCAGCACGTTCTGGTGGAAATAGACTTCCCCTTCCTTGTCCTTTGGGCTCCAGGACTTTGGGGCACGGCCCTCTATCCGGCACACAATCTTCTGTGCCTCCTCCCAGGCGAGGCGGGGCAAACGATAGGATTTCTTGAGAACAGTCTTTTTCTTAGTGGCGTTCAAGAAAGCGTTAACATCCGCGCCCTGAAATCCCATGATCGCTTGGTCATCGTCGCCCGTGAAAACCTGTATCCGAGGCTTCTTCCGAAGAACATCGACCATGGACCATTGGAGTGTGGAAAGGTCTTGAGCCTCATCCACAAATAAAGCGTCCACATCAGGCCCCTGATCTGACTTAATGAAATTCTCAATCATGTCCGTAAAGTCGATCTTGTGGCGGGCGATCTTGTAGTCCTTATACGCTGACACAAGCCGCTTTAACTCGGACCAATCGACGTTATAGTCCGACAACTGACGATGCGTCTCTTCCAAGGACTGGCCCTTGCTGCGGGACAAGTGATACTGGCTCATGTAGAAATCGCCCTTGCCTGCGCCAAGCGTGTCAAAGTCAGACTCAAAGTCAGCCTTACCCTTGTTATCGAAGGACATCCCGACAGCATCGCCAATCTCTCTCATGTCCTTTGGGCCTATGACATCGTCCGATTTATACCCTCCCGCCTTAAATGCCATTGAATGCAATGTCTGGAAGTACGGCATGTCTCGTTCATCTACGCCCCAATC